AGATGATTGCCGTCCACTCAGAGAAGAGAACCTTCAGATGCAAGAGGACTTCATACGTATCTCACGTATCCTTCGCAATGCTGAACCATACCTAATCGAAGAGCGAGTGATAGAAGGTAAAGCGCCTAATTTGGATACGATCACACTAGCCCCGATGACCCAGATGATGATGGATGAGATTGGTGATGTGGTCCGTCCGTATTGTGACATGGAGGGTGTTTAGTAAGATACGCAGTAGTGTAATCACACCCAACAATATTAGAAAAAGTATTAGATAATCCTGAAGATAAAATTTATACTAATTCGGAAAATGAATTAAAAGAAATTGATTCGATCCATCTAAGTAATTAAAATTAATGTTATAAAATTAAAAACATTATGGATATTATACTATTCGCTTTTGTGGTAATCGGCGCTATATGGTATATAGTGAAAGGACCCAACCCGTTTAACGAAAACGACACTAAAAATACATAACTATGCACGAATTGATTCATTTTATACAGCACATGTTAGGTATGTGTGGAGATGCCCCTGTACATATAGATGTGATGGATTTGTTTTTATCACAGAATATCTATATATTAGATTATGTATATTTTATACGTTATAAGTTGTTTGGGGTATGAATGAAAATACAATTATTACGAAAAGTCGCTGAATTGAGTTTATTTTGGTGCACTCAGATGTTCGGTATGTTTGAATATAATCCAGTACATTTGAATTTGAGTACTGATAAGAGATATACGCGTACGTATGGAACTTATTTAGATAATATTATTAATATATATACGGTAACAGCGAACACTCCTAGATTGGTATGTTCGACAGTTATTCATGAATATGGACATTATATGCAATTTCCGGACGGCGATATCACACCGTATTATAGTAAATCGTGGACTATCTCTGATAATCCTTACGAAATCGATTGTTTGAACCTAGAATCTCGAAATCTAATTAATTGTTATTCATATGTAAAAAATAATTTATGAGAAATGTATATTTTAGTAAAGATGAAATACAAAAAGTCGTTAAAGGAATTGCCAGTAAAATCAACCGAGAATTGCTATGGCAACAAGCCACTTCCGATGAAAACTTACCCGATCCCGTATTTATATGTGTATTGAATGGTGCATACCGTTTTTTCACGGACTTGACGTCTAATATATCCGTAAAACATGAAGTGGATTTCATTCGTGTGAAATCATATTCGGGAACTTCACAGACAGCAATTAATATGACTAAACCAATTGAGACTGATGTGAAAGGTCGGATAGTGTATATCGTAGATGATATATACGACACCGGAAATACTATTCAATTCATTCGAAGTTATTTGGAAGAAAAGGAACCTGCAGATATTCGGGTAGTTACTTTAATAGAACGAGATAGGGGACAATCTGTGAGTAAATACAATCACCTGTTGCTAGATAATCTAGATTGGGTATATGGATATGGAATGGATTTAAATGGAGTTAATCGACATCTAAATGACATTTATCGCATCAGTCCCGGAGAAACAATTGTTTAAATCAAATAAATTAGCTATATTAAATATATGTTACGATTACGAAACTCGAATGACAATATCGAACTTTCAGAAGATGAAAAGTCTCGATTAATCGATAATGCCGCCAAGGCATACGAATTATTTCTAGATGCTTTACAGTTTGATTGGAAAAATGATCCGAATATGTCAGATACTCCTAGAAGAGTAGCTAAGTCATATGTTAATGATTTGATATCCGGCTGTTATCAGGGCCCACCCGATATTACAACTTTCGATAATATTAATTCATATTCAGGGATAGTATTTCAAGGTAAAATAGATGTTAAGTCGATATGTAGTCATCACCATTTACCGTTTACTGGACATGCATATGTAGCATATCTCCCGGATCCTAATGGTAAGATAATTGGATTGAGTAAATTAAATAGAACAGTTGAATGGTATTCTCGTAGACCACAAGTTCAAGAAAATCTTACTCAACAAATACATTCTTTTTTAGATGGTACTATTGAACAAAATAGAGGAGTTGCAGTTATGATTGAGGCTTCACATCAATGCGCATGTTTACGTGGCGTAAAACATGATAGTACCATGATTACGTCGCGACTGTCCGGCGCATTTGAAACAGATCCTACTGTTAGACAGGAATTTTATGACTTTGTAAAAAGGTTTACGACTAAATAATGTATCAAAATATATACCATGATAGGACCACCGGTAATATACACTTGTGGGACGACGAAGCTGGGTACAGTAAATTCAAATATACTAAATACGCATACATAGCAGATCCGAAAGGCAATTATATTGCGTTAGACGGTAAAAAGGTAAAACGTATTACCCGTTGGAATGAAGATGTTGAAAAAGAAGGATTATTGTATGAAGCCGATGTACCTGCCGATAACCGAGTTCTGATTGATAGATATTTTGAATCAGATAATGTATCTAAAAATCATGTAGTTCTGAATTTTGATATTGAAGTCGATTCTACTACAAACTGGCCGGATATTGAAAATCCAACAAACACGATTACAGCTATTGCCATGGAATACAAAGTCCATGGTATTGAATACTGCTTTATTTTAGATCCGGAAAAGGATATACAAACCAGTATTACTGAAAAGTTGTGTATTATATCTTGCCCTACTGAAGAAGATTTATTATTGGGATTTTTGGCTGTATACAAGAAATTCATGCCAACTATTATTACGGGATGGAATATCGATTTCTTTGATATACCATATCTAGTAGGTAGAATGAGTCGAGTATTGGGTGAAGATGTTATGAAGTCTTTGAGTCCTATAAATATTGTCGAAAAACAACGTAGTTCTGGTATATACGTAATTGCCGGAATAACCTGTTTAGATTATCTAGCATTGTATAAGAAATTTACTCCGAATGAAGAACCATCATACACCTTAGATGCTATAGGTAAGAAAGTAGCCAAAATGGGTAAAGTAGAGTATGAAGGTACTCTAGATGACTTATATAAAAATGATATCAATAAATTTATCGAGTATAACTTGCAAGATGTTCGTATTGTTCGTGCAATTGATGATAAATTAGATTATATTGATATTGCAATGAAACTTTGTCACAAAGGACATGTACCTTATAGTGCCATATGGCATTCTTCAAGATATCTTGACGGGGCACTATTAACATATATGCGTCGTATTGGAATCATTGGGCCTACGGGCCCTAAAAGAATTTGGGATACTACATCGGAAGATACTCATGCCGAAGGCGCGTATGTAAAGCCACCTATTCCGGGTAGATATCGTTGGATGACCGCATTGGATGCAACATCACTGTATCCTTCTGTTATTATGACTTGCAATATTTCGGGAGAAACGATTGTAGGAAAGTTGGAAGAGTGGGTAAATGTTAGTATGATGGCTAAGTATAAAGGTACTCACCGAGACTTAGATAATCTAACGTTTACGTTCACTAATGGTAAGGTTCGTTTATTTAAGTTGGAAGAATTTAAAGAATGGTTACGTGATAATGAATATTGTGTGGCTGGTAATGGTGCAGTGTATAAAACTAAGGAAAAAGGATTCATTCCTGCTATTCTAGAAAAATGGTTTCAAGAAAGATTAGATTATAAGAAGTTAATGGTACAGTATGCACAATCGGGTGATAAAGTTCGAGAAGCATATTATGATTCATTACAGTATGTAACTAAAATATTGTTGAATTCAATGTATGGTGTTTTAGGGTTGAGTTCGTTTAGATTCTATAATTTGGATAATGTAGAGGCGGTTACTATTACTGGCCAAGATTCACTTCGATTTGCTGATATCATGGGTAACCATTATATAAAGAGTAATTTCGATGTGAATAAAGAAGAGGATTATTGTAAGTATTCGGATACAGATAGTTGTTATTTTGAATTGGATAAAATAATTGATAAGGATAATCCGTTAGAAGAAATTAAGAATAAGTCTGCGGATATATCGAATTTCATTAACAAAAATCTAGAGTTGTTTGCTGAGAAGCATTTATTTTCTAAATATAATAAGTTAGTGTTTAAAGAAGAATCTGTTATCAGTTCAGGATTCTGGATTGCAAAAAAACGATATGCATACCATAAAATATACGATTTAGAAAAACACGTCCCCACTGATAAAATTATAGTAAAAGGATTAGATGTTGTTCGTAGTAATTTTCCTGCATTGTTCAGGTCGTATATGAATTCGATGTTACATGATATATTAAAATTTGTTGATAAAGACACTATCGATAAGAAGTTGCTGGTTTTCAAGGAAGATATACCTAATCACCCAGTTATTGGTATAGCGAAACCGACCGGAGCCAAAAATATGGATAAGTTCCAATGTCAAGGACTAGCTTTTAAGACCGGCACACCTGCACACATTAAAGCTGCATTGGCTTACAACTATTTATTGGGGTATTATAATGTAAGTGATACATATCCTAGAATAAAATCGGGAGATAAGATTAAGTGGATTCATTTAGTACCGAACGAATTTCAATTAACAGCAATTGCATTCACAGGTAATGATGATCCACCTGTGATTATGGATTTCATTAATAAACATATCAACTATAAAGAAACGTTTAGGTCCAATTTAGAAAATAAGTTACAATCATTTTATGATGCATTGGGTTGGGGGCAGTTGCCTGAAGAATCTTCCAAATTAGCATCAACTTTCTTTGAATTTTAGAAAAATAAATTATATATTAAGTTATGAAACGTAAGGTATTGATAGTAGGGTTAGGTATAGGTAAATTGTACGAGGACGTATGTAAAAATATGTTATATTCCAAAAACAATTACCGCAATTTAGAAATAGAAACGGTTACCGTTGATAAGGATCCGGATAAAAATTCAGATTTCGCTACTATATCTGCTGCTATAGACTATCATAAAACATTTGATATGTCAATCATTTGCCTTCCAAATTATTTACATAAGGACGCAGCATTAAAATTGATACCTGTATCGACTATAGTTTTAGTTGAAAAGCCGGGAGTATCAAGTACAGAAGAATGGAAACAATTGTATAGAATACGCGGGAACTGTTTTATGATTAAGAATAATATGTACCGCAATATATATGAAGGTATACAGAAAAATTTATCAGAATTCAAAACTTCAATACGTGATTTGAAATTGATTTGGATAAATAGAAATAGAGTACCGTATCCAGGCGGGTGGTTTACTAATAAAGAATTGGCTTTTAGTGGTGTTAGTTCCGATTTAATGGTACATTTATTAAGTATATATTGTATGTTAGTAAAATATCCCACTAACAAAAGTATAGATACAATACTTGTTAAACAAAATTATAATATGGATACGATTGACGGTACCGATTACGGTCATATAATTGATGGTGGTATCTATAATGTAGATGATTATTGTCAAGTTAGAATTGATAATATAATAATGGAAACTGCCTGGAAAGCACCAGTAGACACGGATGTATTCGAGTTACATTTTGAATTTTATGATAATAAACCTGATATTGTATACGAGTTAGGATTATGTCCCGTTAATGTATATGATACTATGTTGTATCGATTTCTTATAGGAGATTTTGATGCTAGCTATCAATATATGTGCGACGTGTGGATACACGAACAATTAGAAACAATTAAAAATATATTTTATGATGCAAAAAACATTACATAGCTTTAAAGCGAAAACGATTGATGAAGCAGAAATACCGTATCCGGTAGCCGACAATGATGTTATTTTAGTTGATACCATATTATGCGGTATTTGTAGAAGCGATATAGGTTCTTATGCAAGATGGGAAAATATGCCATTGACTTCAGAAGATAATCCAACCGGATTAGGACACTTTGGTCATGAAGGATTAGGTAGAGTAGTTCACGTAGGAGAAAATATTAAGGGAGTATCTGTAGGAGATATCGTCTCTACGTGGAGTGATCCTGCATATGCATATACATATCGAGCAACACAAGAAGAGTTTGCTGTAGTTCCGGAAATTGATCCTAAGTATATATTACAACCAACTGCATGTGCTATAAATATCATTCGAAAAACAGAAAGGATGATGCAGTATATGGATATATTTGATGAAGATATATTGTTATTGGGTACTGGATTTATGTCTATTATCATTGGTCAGTATTTGAAATCAATGGGAACTGCGCATAAATTGACAGTAGCCGGGTCACATAACAGGGAACATTGGTCCGGTATTACTGAATTGGTTTCTTTAGATAACATTAGAAAATCGGGAAAACGGTATAAAGCCGTGATTGATTTAACATCTAAAGCATCAAATTATGATATCATATCAAATGAATTGGCCGATTTAGAGGCGTTGATATGTTATGCAGCAACACCGTATAGTCCTGTAACTACGAATTTCTTTAACAATTGTTGGGATTGCCATACATTTATAATGCCTAGTCCACGAAATATCGATTTTCCTAATATAATGCGAGATACTGCTAGATACATCGAATCCGGGGTAATTGATCCATCCACATTGTGGACACATTCATATAATAGGTCTGATATACATGATGTACGCCGAGGTTTTGAAGAAGGTATGAATCGAAATGAAACGTATGTTCGAGGATATATTGATTATAGAAAATAAAGTAAATTAGTATGAATACAATTTATATAATGGCCTTAGAGCCAATCAATACTAGATATACGGGGCAATGGTTTGATTACATACCAGAGTTACTGAAAACTAGAATGAAAGTTTTAGGTAAAGAATATGAAATTGAAACTGTATCTGGGCCTGAATTAGATGCCGATACGACTCCTGGCGCTTTTTTGAATTTTTCAAATACTAATATTTGGAAAAATGAGCAGATGAATAAAATCGCTTCCAAATTTTATAGAAATGAAATTAAAGCAGGTGACAAGTTCTTATATACCGACGCATGGAATCCTACTATAATGCAATTGAAATATATGAGTTCGTTGTTGGGTATTCCTATTGAAATTTATTCAATATGGCATGCTGGTAGTTATGACCCATGGGACTTTTTAGGTGATAAGTTGGATAAAACATGGTCGTTGCCTTTAGAAAGCGCATTATTTCATGCAAGTGATTGTAACTTTTTTGCAACGAAGTACCATTGGGAGATGTTTTATAATCGTGTAATACACAGAACAATATATAATCCATTACAGCGTAAAATTGCAGGCTTGCCGTTCAATTATCTGGAACAAATCTTTAGTGATAGCCATATGGTTGAAAAAGAAAATATAATTCTTTTCCCTCATAGGATATCAAAAGAAAAACAGCCCGATATCTTTAGAGATTTAAAATCTGCATTGCCGGAATATACATTTATAATGTGCCAAGAAGAAAATATGTCCAAGCAGGAATATCATGATTTATTGAAAAAATCTAAAATGGTATTTTCTGCAAATTTACAAGAAACGTTAGGTATATCATGTTGGGAAGGTATGTTATCGGGTGCATATCCATTTATGCCAGACAGACTGAGTTATTCTGAAATGTACACTGATTACTTTTTATATCCGAGTGAATGGACTATAACATATGACAATTATAAAGAATACAAGCCAGCTTTGATTAATGCTATACGTGAACGTATGGATAACTATGATAATGTTAGAGACTTGTCAGATTATTGTAAGATTAAAACTAAAGAATTTTTTAATGGAACAGCGATAGCGGATTGTATTATCAATTCTAATTATATCGTACAAGGAAAATATATATGATACAACCAACAACGAAAAAAGGTCACCAAGACTTTATATATTACCCATCTCTATCAGCCGGTGCCAGTAAGAATTGGCTAATGAAAAATGATGAATTACGACCTGGAATGAGTCCTAGATTTTATACTGACGAATTTCCTGAACGATGGAGACATAAGTATTTTCTAGTTACTGCGGGTCATCATTATAAAAAGATGGATATCATTGACAGATTCGGACTAGAAGGCGCACAGGTAATAGGAGATTCTGGGGGATTTCAGTTAGCAACAGGAGCAATTGAATGGGAACCTTCGTTTAAAGAAATTATCTTTAAATGGCTTGAAGCCAATTCGGATATTGCTATGAATTTGGATTTACCTCCGAGGGTAAAATTAGAAGGAAAATTCGATTACTGTCTTGATATATCGTTAGAAAATTTCAAATATTTTGAAACGAATCAATCAGGCAAGACTGCATTCTTGAATGTATTACAAGGAAATGATGAGGGTAGTTACGAGTATTGGTACAATAAAGTTAAAGACTTTCAGTTTAGTGGCTGGGCATTTGGTAATTGTAGAAGAATTGACCACTTGATATGGGCACTTGCATTAATGATACACAACAAAGAATTCCTCAAAGATTCATGTAAATTTTTACATATTCTAGGAGCATCTAAGGTATATGATTTCGTGATATATGAATTCTTACAAAAAGTGATGAATGAATATACTGGCGGTACTGTTCAAGTGTCTACGGATTCATCGTCTCCAGGATTGATGAGTGTATATGGTGGTTATTACTATGATACAGATTGGAGAACTGGTACTTTCTTAACCGCACACTTTGCACGTCCGGATAAAATTCCTTATATTAATGATGCCCCACTTCCTTGTAGGTTACCGGAATGTCCTGCTTGTGAAGGTAGAACATATGAAGATATAACTCATTTTAGGACGTCTGCATATCAAATAATTGTACATCATAACTTGAATGTATTTTTGGATTGTATTAAATCAATTAAAGGATTTATGCACTCGCATGATGAAATACTAAAAGATATTGTAGATCCTATGATTTATAAGTTATGTGTATGTATTCGTGAATTGTTTGAAGCACGTAATCCGTTTGAAGTATATCATAAATATAAACCGTTATTCAGTAAATATAATGCTAAATACGGACAACAAGAACTTGGCTATGCACGCGGCTCAAATCCGAGCGCTAAAGCCGACACATTTAATAAATTTTTTGAAACAGAGTAAATTATGAACAAAGTAAAACCAGTATTATTAGATTTTATTCGTAAGTATCATTTGGGTGGTACTATCGAATCCGTAAAGTGGGATGTTAAAGATGAAACCATGACCACATCGGTAATTTCAGAAGACAAGACATTAGTCGGTAATATTAGCCATTCGAACGTACCCGTTGAGGATATGGAAGTGGGCATATATACTACATCGAATTTGGTAAAAATACTTGATGTATTTGAAGACCGATTAGATTTGAATGTCAATCGTATAGACGGTAATAAGCCAGTAAATTTTGAATTGAAAGACGGGAATACCAATGCACAATTTGTATTAGCATCTGTGGATGTTATACCCGCTGCTCCTAAATCAAAGCATATGCCGGACTTTACTGCTCGTATTCCGATTGACAGTAATTTGATTAATCGAATTGTTAAAGCCAAAAACGCACTTCCAGATGTCAGTCATGTAACATTCAATTCGAGTGATGATACTATTGAGATTATTATCGGTTATTCTAAGAATAATAGAAGTAATATTTCATTTAAAGTTGAGTCTGATGTTACTGGCGATATTAATTATAAGTCGTTCAATTCTAATTATTTGGTTGAGATTTTCAAAGCCAATCCCAATATGAAGGAGGGGTATATTGAAATTTCGAATGCGGGACTAGTTCACGTATATTGTACCGGACCGGATTTTACTTGTGATTATTATTTAGTTGAAGTTACACATATATGATACCACAAAGAGAACATACCCTTTGGGTAGAAAAATATCGCCCATTAACACTTGATACATTTATCGGGAACAAAAGCGTTATCGATAAAATGCAATCATGTATTGATGCAAATGACATACCTAACTTGTTATTTCACGGTAAGGCCGGCGGAGGAAAGACTACCCTGAGTAAAATTATCGTGAATTCGATTGAATGTGATAGTTTATACATCAATGCTTCGGATGAAAGGAATATCGATTTAGTTCGTAATAAGATTAAGGAATTCGCTGCATCTGCCGGGTTTACTCCTTTGAAGGTAGTGATTCTAGATGAAGCGGATTTCATGAATCCTACCAGTACACAACCAGCATTACGTAACTTAATGGAAACGTTTTCATTGCATACCAGATTCATATTGACTTGTAATTATCCAGAAAGGATTATTGACCCATTACAGAGTCGTTGTCAATCATACCACTTAATACCTCCCAGTAAGAAAGATATTGCCATCAATATGGCAAAAATATTGGAAACGGAAAACGTGGTTTATGATGTACAAGACATTGCAATGATTATCAATTCATGTTATCCGGATGTGCGTAAAGTGTTGAATCGACTTCAGCAATATTCCATCAATGGTAAATTGACTATTGATAAAGAATCCGTAGTTGAAAGCAATTACGCGATGCAAATATTGGAATTACTTAAGACTGCGGACAAGAAAACGTGTTTTACGGAAATCAGAAAATTATTAAATGGTTCAGGTAATAGTTCATTTACCGATTTATATTCTTTATTGTATGATACGATAGATGATTATGCAGCCGGGAATATTGCACCGATAATCATAACGTTAGCTGAATCACAAGCACAAGAACCATTGGCGATTGATAAGGAAATACACGCAATGGCTCTATTTATTAACATTCTAAATATTATCAAATGAACGAAAACATGATGCCAATGGGCAGTGTAGGGATAGATATATCTCAAGCACCTACAGTAGAATGCGATGGATGCGGAGGAATATTATTCACTCCTGCAGCTATTGTAAAACGAATTAGTAAATTACAGACGGGGGCACTTGAAGACCAGACTGTCACTATTCAAGTATTAATGTGTACTCATTGTGATACTGTATTAGACAGTATTTTGCCCGGTAAAATTAAAGAAATATTAGATGCCAAAGAAAACAAGCAAGACAAACAAGGGCCAAGCATCATCAGTTAAGGGAAGTAGTATAATAGATTTTATCAAGTATCTATCTTTTCAAAAGAAACCATGGGAAGATTTGTCTGATATTGATAAGAAAAATTTCAATCCCTTTATGATTAATCGATGGTTATCAATGAACAACGATTTGATTGAAGTCGTTAACCAATTACAACCCTATACGATTGGGCAGTTAGATAAAAAGATGGTGTATAAGTTGTATTTGAACTTATTACCTAAACAGAATATCTTTATCAAGTATATAAAAGGAAGTAAGCATGATACATATCAGAGCAATTTGATTGATTTCATTAAGTCGCATTATGACATTGGTGAGAAGGAAGCGATTGAATTTCTGGATGTTTACTATAGTAGTGAAGAACGCTTAGATGATTTAGATTCGTTGATAACCAAATACGGAATTAAAGAAACGGATCGAGCAAAAATGATGAAATTATGATTATAGGTTTAAACGGATATATTGGCAGCGGAAAAGACGAAGTTGCATCTATAATACAATATCTTACGAGTCATTATTATCCAAATAAATCATACAATAGTTTTAAAGAAAAACTCGATTCTGAATGGGGTCGACCCCAGATTACTTGGGAAAATCGTAAGTACGGTAGAAAGCTAAAAGAAGTATGCGCAGTATTAGCGGGATGTAATCCTGAGGATTTTGAAAGTCAAGAATTCAAGAATTCAAAAATGCCTCCGGAGTGGGGCGATATGACTTACAGGAAATTATTACAGATAGTCGGAACGGAAGCAATTCGAAATAATGTACATGAGAACGCGTGGGTGAATGCATTGTTTAGTGAATATAAATTACCTTTTAATAATCCTAATTGGGCAGAGTATTTACCTAATTGGATTATTACGGATGTTAGGTTTCCTAATGAAAAACGTGCGGTTAAAGAACGTAATGGTATTATGATTAAGATTATTCGTCCATTCGAATTAACCGCAGGTGATGCGGTAGATATTCGATTTTTTTCCAATTGGACTAATAACTGTACCTATATAGGCCCGGATAAGGACTCGAATACGAATTCGCATTTATTCATCGACTCACAGGGCACTAAATATTCTATGGGAATTGATTTTACTAGAATACGTAAGGCTAATTTACATATTTCCGAAACGGCTTTAGATTCTATCTCAGAAAACTATGATTTCTTGGTGTTGAATGATGGCAATTTAGATGATTTAGTAGATAAAATAAAAGATATATGTAAAGAACTGAAAATCATAGAATAAAAAAACTGACAGTTTTTTTGGTAATTCGGAATAGTTTTTATATCTTTAAGTATATCAAAAGATTTGGATATTTCAAAATAAAGTAGTATCTTTACCACAGGATGTTAGCACGGAGCTAGTGAAGCTGTAATTAGGAAGTAGAGTGTATTAATTTGCGAAAAAGGGTTCGTAGTAGCAAGGTGTCACTCATTGCACCTAATCAGGAACCCTGAAAGACCCGAAGCTCCGTGCCTTTTTTCAATTAAAACAATCATCATGGAAGAAGCATTAAAACAATTAGAATCATTAGGTTTTGAAAAGATAGTAGTGCCGGCAGAAGAGAGTGGGTGCGAATTTGACTTCGAATACTACACTTACGACATAGAATCGATAGGATTGATAACTAATTCCAACGATTTTTGGGAACAAGAAGGAGTTGTCGTAAATCTTTTTGACTACGAATATATAAGCTGGAAAATACCTGAAGATATCGATCAGGTAAAATCATTAATCGATATTCTCGAATCAGCACTAAATAAAAATAATGAAAAAAATAATATGTGATTCCTTCGAAGAAGCAAAGAAAAGATTTGAACAAGACGACTCAAAGGAATATTATTCCCCGAGACATCGTCAACCCTGGTGAAGTATAAAAAAAAGATATTGGCAGATGGCTAACATATTCACATTAGATACAAATACAACGAAACCGAAGCACGTAGTATCATTTTCACAATACTCAATATATTCGCAGTGTCCAAAGCACTGGGAATTATCTTACATACG